AGTGTGATAAATGACCTGAGTCGGTCTGATAGCGGCCTGATAGGCGTTCTCGGGGAGCGGGTCCCATGCGGCCCCCGGCATCCTGGCCATCAGGCGATCCTCTGGCAGACGAAGTGACCATCGTCAAAGGACACCGAACCAACAGCGGTGGTGCGTCTAACTGACAAGATCCAGTTCTGTGTAGACGTGTTGACATAGACGAAAGTGAATGACAATGATGCTCGACCCATCAATGCAGTATCGTCCCAGTCATACTTGTGAGCAGTGAATGTGCGTCGAGCGGGAGCGGCGTCGTACAAACTCAGAATGATCTCGGTGTCTTGAGTGATATTAGCATTTGATGTCACCGACCCCGAGATGATCCAGGTGCCAGGTTCAAGCGAGATCGTCCCCATAGTCATTTCATCGGTGGTGACTGTGCCAGAGCTTCCCACTACTGACTTCACCATAGAAGCAGGCTTGCCTCCGATCAGAGCCCACTCGGTGCCGTCGTAGATGTACTTCAAGCCCGTGTCGGTCTCGTAAATCTCCATCCCCGTGACCGGGCTCGGACGGGTGGTGGACGTGCAGACTTGCGTCCCGCCCGTGGCGGAGACGAAGCCGGTGTTCCCCAGCGTGGTGGTCCCGTCCGTGTCCGATGCCGAACGGATGTCCGTGATATCGGCGTCCACGATCGACGAGACACCGTTCCCGACCAGAACGGTGGCCAGGACAAAAGCGTTATCCGGGACCGTCGGAAAGAGCGGAGTGGCAGCGGCCGCACCAGTGACCACGGCCAGCTTCCACCCGGAGACGGCACCCGAATAGTCAGAGTCCTCGACCTGAGCTACGACCAGGTCGTAGCGATCATTCGTGGGATCCGAAGCGGAAATGGCCAGGCTGGTGGCCCCCCGGTTATGAGCGAGGTAGAGGCCCTGATATGTGGCCTCAGTCCCGTCGATCAGGACGGTCCCCTCCGAGACATCCACGGTCATATTCGGCGTCCCAGCCTCCACCACGGTCAGGCCGTCCGTGTCCACCACACCCTCACGGCCACCGAAAACCTTCGTGATCAGGTGGCGGAAGTCCTCAGCGGGATGATTCTCAGATTGCAGATAAAGAGCGGGATTTTGAACGGTCATATGTGCTCCTAGACCCAAGCGGATCGGAAAGTTGCGGTTAAGGACCCGGCGGCAGTGGATGCCCCCCGGAACGAGATCTGATTCACACCAGGAACCAAATCGAACCATTCGGAATCGGTCGTGAGAGAGGAGTAGCGGGACGCGGTCCCACCAAGTAGGACCGTCCGAGACTCAGAATCAAGGAGGACGAACTCCCCCGCCAGGAGGGTGATGTCCATCTCCAGCTCCTTATCCAGGCCGTTGTGGATGATCCGAGGGGTCTGGACCGGGCCGTCAATGCGGAAGACCACAGGGGTCGAGAAGCTCCCCACGTTGTTCAGGGTCAGCTCGCCGCCAACGGAGGTGGCACCGAAGGAGAAGTCAGCGGTAGCGTCGAAAGAGAGACCACCTCCAGCTGTCGGGAGGACCGCCGAAGATGCAGAGAGGTCGGAGTAGAGGCGAGGGTCCGTGGAGTAGAACTCCAGGACCACCTCATCGACACGATGGAAGTGTGTGGTGGTGATCGGCCACGAAACGTTCCGGATTCGGGCGCCCATCTGGATCTGCGCCCCACCGGCAACTGCCGGCAGTTGGAAGACCAGAGGGGCGGGTGCCTGCGCGGGGCTGAGAGCGGTCCTCAGCTCAGTGATAGCCCGCCGGAAGGCCTGATCATCGGCCCCGTAGACCTCGATCGTGACCACCACGGACCGACCCCCGAGGAAGTCATCCCCGGCACGTAAGCCATGGCGGCGGAGCCTGTCCTGATCAGAGTTAGACATCTCCGGGAGGTCCAGGAGCCCGGAAATCGAGGCGATGGAATAGGCGGTGTCGCCTCCCATGAGGAGGCCGCGGAACTCCATCTCCCAGTCGGCAGTGATCAGGTCCCCAGCGGCCATGTCAGCGTCCGTTCGTTCTTAGCGTCCAGGCAAGCGCTCTGGCGATCTCATGAGGGTCAGCGTTCGACGCCACCGCGACGTTCACCGTCATCGCCCCGGAACTGGAGCCCACCACCGCCTCAGTGTCGCGATTCGATAGCACCTGAGCGCCCCGAGGCAAAGCGACCAACTCGCGGCCCATTTCGCCAACCATGGCCACGCCGCCCCCGAAGTCGGGGGTGCCCTTGAACAGGCGAGGAATGGGATTATTCGGGAGGCTGATAGAGCCGAGATAGCCCAAGCTGATGGAGTTCGGGATGGCCCAGTTCAACTTGTCGATCACGTTGGTATTCACGGCGCTCTTCACCTTCGTCCAGACCCCCGTAGCGACGGACCCGGCGAACCCAACGGCAGCGGTCAGGCCGTTCCGGATGCCCGAAAGGATCTTGCCGCCGACAGCGGCGCCTGCGTTCAGGAACCTCCAGCCGAGGTCCTTGATTTTTTGGGGTAGCCCGCTGATAGTGGACACCACGGAGCTGACCAACTCGGAGGCCTTGCCCTTGACGGCATCCTTCATACGGTTGAACGTGTCCACGGCCTTGGTCTTCAAATCAGAGAAGAAGCCCTTCACGGCGCCCCAGGCGGTGGAGACTTTTGAAACCACCCAGTCGGCTACGGCCTTCGTAATGGCTTTGATCTTGTTCCAGACCTGGTCCCAGTTTTTCCAGAGCCACACAATACCGACAGCGAGGGCGGCGATAGCTATGCCGATGAGGACGATCGGGGCCATTGCCAGAAGGGTCGCGGCGGCAGCAGAAGCGGCGGCGACAGCCCAGGCAATAAAGGCAGGTCCAAGGGTGACCACGATGACAAGGGAGAGCCCTGCAAGGGCGGCCACGATGTAGTCCAGATTGGCACGGACCCAGTCCGAGAAGGTTTGGAACTTCGTCACCATTCTGTCCACAGTGGGGATGCCTTTATTCTCAATCCAGGACATCCCTTCGGTGAGCTTATCGAACAGCTTCGTGGCCATCGGCTCCAGCTTGACGAGCACCTTGTTCTTGAACGTGTTCCACTTATCTGAGAAGGTCTCGGTGGCGTCCGCCTGCTCATCCACGAGGCCAGCACCCTCACCCATGAGGGCGTTGAGGTCATCAAAGGCCAGGGACCCGTTACGGACAGCGTTCGTCATCCGGGCGGCGCCTTCAGCGCCGAAAGCCTCAGTGGCAATCGAAAGGGCCTCGGCCTCGGTCTCGGCGCCCAGCATGGCCTCCTGAACGTCCAGGAGGGCTTCCTTCGGATCTCCGCCAGCGTCAGCGACGCCTCGGAAGAAGGCGTTCAGAGCGGGCGAGATCCTCGTCACGTCTATGCCGGCCTGCTCCAATTGGCCGAAGATGGCCGAGGTCTCCTCCAGACTGAATCCGGCGTTGGCGAAGATCGGCCCGAAGGTCTCCATCTGCTTTAGGAGCTTCTCCATCGGGGCGCCAGTGGCCTGGCTGATCCTCAGGAAGTCGCCCATGGCCTCGTCAGCGTCCTCAGTGGTAAGGCCGAACTGTGTGAGGGCGGCGTCCACCTGGCCGATGGCCGTCCCGGCCTCGACCCCGGACACCCGGGCGAAGTCCAGGAAGCCCTCAGTGAGACCCTCCAGTTCCTCACCCGTGGACCCGAAAAAGGTATTAACGTCGGCCAGTGCCCCAGCGACCACGGCCCCGGATTCAGGGACCTCCACCAGGACATCCTTCATCGACTGGGTGAGATCATCGAGGGCGTCCCCGGAGGCTCCGGTCCCCTTGATGATGATGTTTTCCATCTCCTCGAACTTCGATCCGATGGAGAACAATGCGGCACCGCCGGCAAGGATTCCGGCACCGATAACGAGACCACCAGCGACGGCGGCCTTGCCCAACTTGCCCAAACTCCTATCCACCTCACCCGTCGCCTTCTTGAATTTGCTGGCGTCTCCGGTGATCTCAATCGAGATCGGCTTACTAGCCACGTGGACCTCCTCTTGGTCAGGTCATAATGGGGGTGGACCCTGGAGGGCGTCCCCTAGGTGACCGGCCCTCTTGCCTGCCCTCTTGCTCTTTGTTCATGTCGGCCACTAGGGCGTTCATCTGCCACAACTTGAGGGAGTTGACATCCACAAGGGAGAGGCGATAGTGGCCAGCTATGCGGACTCTGGCCCGTAAGAAGTCGGGGGACTTCACGCGCCTTCGGTAGGGTCCGTCTCGTCCCCATCACCAAAGAAGGTGGAGAGCTTGATGGAATTCGCGTCCTCCACGGTGGCCTCGGGGTTGTCCCGCCGGAGGATGATAAGGGCCAGAGCCTGAAGGTCCTTAGCCCCGGGATTGCCTAACTCAGCGGGACCTTTGCCGGTCATCTCCTCGAAGAGGACTAGCTCACCCACGGTCATGTCATCCAAGTCAAACTTGACGTTAGTGGTATCGGTGCTGCTCATTTTGGGGCCTCCTGGTTAAAGCGATCGCGAGGAGAGTTTCCCGGCGATGTCATTCATGGCCTTCTCATAGGCGGCCCGGACCTCTTCCCACTTGTCCGAAGCGGCCTCATGAAGGAACGGCTGCGGCTCGATGCCCCTATTGCGGTCTCCATAGTGGACAACCCCCGCATAGTCGCGGGTGTTGCCCCGCGCCCCGCCGACCTTCACTTGGCCCTTGGACTGAGAACCTAATGCCCGTATGGCCTTCCTGAGGTTGCCCGAGTCGACAGGGACCGTACTCGTCTTAGCCCGCTCCGAGACCACCTCAGCGGCCTCCTTGTTCGCGGCTTTCAAGTTGTCCTTAAGGTCCTTGGACTCCATCTTCTTGATCGAACGCCGTAACTCTTTGGCGCCATCCACCTTGATACTGCTGGCTTGGTCTGACTTGGCCATAACGGCGGATCCCCCCCTAGAGGGCGGTGTCGGTTGAGGTGTAGGTAATTGTGATAGCGGCGGCTGACCCGTCCCACAGAACCTCGAAGGGGATGGATTGCTTCGGCACGTCCGAGAGGGAAGCCTCAGGGCTCTCTCCGGTGAATTGGACGGCGGGAAGGGTAATAACGATCTCGTAATTCTCCCCGTCAATGGCGGCACCCGTGTAGGTGATGACCACCGCCACCGGATCCCCGGCCACAAAGGCCTCATACTGGGTGAGGTCCTCAAATTCCATGTCCATCGACCCCGTAAACTGGGGGACGCCTGAACGGACAGGCATCTTCTTGAGATGGGAACCACGGAGGAACCGGCGGTCCGTCTTGAGCGCAAGATCGCCGTTGAGTTCAAAGCTCATGACGTCGACGGGGGACCCCGCAATGGTGACGGCCACCTGCGTCCAATCAAAGGGGGCGGTGGCGGCCGGATAGCTGACCGTCCCGGCAGCCGTCGCAGTCTGGACGTCCTCGAAGTCGAACTCCATGGAGGCGACCAGGAAGCCGCCCACTTCTTGGGACAGCGACCACGAAGTCATGACGGCGCCCTCGTGGGTGAAGGCCCGCTCGGCACCCGACATATCCGTTCGGAGGGTTTGGACGGTGAAGGAGTCGGCGGGGTCATCGGCGGTTGTGGCCGCCGTGATGGTATAAGCGTCAGTCGCGGCGATCTGGGTAGGACCCTCGACGGACCCGAGCATTGCCTGCAGGACGAGGCCAAACCCTTTGTTCAAAACGTCCAATTCCAGAGAGCCACCTCCGCCCATGTTGATGGCTACGCGGCGGTCCGCTCTCTTGGCCTGGCGTCCGGCGTAGAAGCCGGTGGACTCAAGGAATTCTTGTTCACGCTTCCAGGTGTCGGCCTTGCCCTCATAGCCACGGGTGCCCACGGCGGCGGTCCCGTAGGTGGCCTCTTTGCCGACAATAATGGCGGTATCTAGCACGGAACTCACGAGTTGGCCTCCTCAGGCTTGGACTTCTTAGGGGTGGTCTTCTCAGGGACGAATGCTTCCCATTCGGGGTGGACTAGCAACTTCTCGGCCTCTTCCTCAGAGACCTCAACGGGTTCCCCTCTCGTGGCTTCCAGCCAGCGTGTGGGGAGCTTGATATCTAGCCCGTCAGGACCCACGGCATAGACAATCATCATAAAACGTCTCCTTCGCAATAAACTGAGACGTCCACCGAGGTGAGAGCGCCTTCTGCATGTTCGGTCGTATCCATCTCAAGCCCGTCACAACGGGCGAAGAGGAGGTTGGGGGTAGCGGAGACCTTGGGATCAGAGGCGATCATGTCCTCGATGGCACCCGCCAAGGCGATAGCTCTAGCCTCAGCAAGTTGCGGGGTGGATAACACCACCTCAATCCAGATATGGAGGACGTACGATTCGCGGCGTCGTTGCTTACCGGCCCGAAAAGCGGGAGGTTGGGAGTCGCCATTCTCGACGCTGCCAAGCCACACCCTTTCCTTGCGGGCCAGTCCGCCAGCGTCCCCGTAGGTCAGTTGGACGCCTAAGAAGGTGCCCAGGTCTCCGATATCCGTCAGAAGGTTGGCCTTGAGATCGGCCATCGTCGAGGTTGGCATGATTCTCCTTAGAACGCGGCAGAGTCCGGCCTCTGGCGGCGACGGCTCAGGCGGGCGTTGACATCAGGCAAGCTGGTTGGCCTGTCAGGGTGACTGGAGGCCTGAGTCAGTTGCACCGTCCCGAAGTCGTTCTGAATCTGCAAGGCACGGTCAGGGATGCGGCTGACCAGGTCGATCGCGTATTGGCGGGCCAAAGTCCTGGCGCACCAGCCAATATCCTCAGGGGCGCTGACAGAGAATCCGGCGGTACCGGCAACCACGATGTTACGGCCCACCGATGACGACCCCCAGGAGGCGTCATCCCTGACGACCAGCCCGTCAGGGAACAGCGCCCACCCTGAGAAGTCGGCAATGGAGACCCCGGACTCAGTGGCAGTGGTGATCGACCTCGGGTAGAGGACCGGGTGGCCCTCGTCATCCGTGAGACGGATAGCACGCCGTCCGTTGCCTGAGAGTGTCACCGAGAACGCCTTATAAACCCATGAGGTCCCCGTATATCGGTCGATCAGTTCTTCGGCCCAGTCGATGGCCTCGGTAATAGTGGCGTCAGGGAAGGTCGCCTCATCCGACAGGCCGTCGACAGCCAGAACCTCGCCGATAGATGTGTAATCGGCCACGGTCAGCCCTTCTCAGTTGCGGTCTCCACGGGAGGGAGAACGGCCTTCTCGACCTTGCGCTTTCGTCTGGTGACCTCCACGGCCATCCCCCGCT